CTGGATATAAACCTCAAAAAGTAAGAAGTGAAGATATAAATGTGACTAGATTTAAAAATTATCTTAGGGTAAATCATAATTCCCTTTGGAAAAGAATTGATGTGGGGGTTCCAGAAAGATGCGTTATCTCTCCAGGGTGGGCTAGTCAGCAAGCTGAATTTCAGATATTCTGTAATTTTACAAAGGAGAAATATACATCACAAGAGTTATTGCAAAAAGTTAAAAAGAGTCTTTATAAATTGAAATTACCTAAATGCGGAGAGGTTTTACCTGAGGATTGTTTTCACGTTCCAGTTAATGGGGGTTCAAGTGTTGGCTTTATTCCTGAATGTCTTTTTGGTAGGAATATTAAGCAGAGGCATGCAGATCACTTATTAAGATTCCCAGCTTATGAAATAGTTAGGAAAGCTAGGAGTGAAATGTGTAGTGATAGAACAATTTGGACTGTTGGTGGTAGATGTAGAGCTCAAAAAGCTGTGATGGATGATGTTTTGAGATCACGCTTTTTAATTGTTCCAGATGCTGTTTCAAAAATTGCTGGGTTAGCATGTGTTAGTGAATTCTATAAGGGAATTATTAACATTAATAAGAAATATTCTGGAAACGAGATTTTAACTGGGATTGATTTTATGAACGGGAAATTTAAATACTTCAACGATGAGTTGAGTAAATATAAGTATGTGATTGAGTGTGATTTAAAGAGATTTGATCAACATACTGGAACTGAGGTTTTAAAAGCTGCTTGGGCTATATTAAGAAGCTGTTATAATGATAATCCTGAGATGGATAAATTATTTGATTATTATGCTTCTGGATTTATTTATAAGAATATAGTTATCCCAGGTGGGCTCTTGTATAGAGTTAAAAAGAGTATTGCTACAGGATCCCCATTTACAACAGTTATTGGTAGTATAGTTAATTGGATTAACTGGACTGTTATAATGGAAGATCTTGGAATTGAACCAAAGTATTATCAGTTAATGGTCTATGGAGATGATACTTTAATTTGTTTTAAGCATCACTTCTTACTTCATTTGGAAGATATTAAAAAGATTGCTAATAAGATACATG